GAAAATACTTCACGATCAAAACCGAGCGTTGGGCATTTGATAACGCGAAACAGTTGGTTGCGATGATCGAAGACGCGGAACGGAGGTTGAAATGAGCGACACACCAACACCGAGGACTGATGACGCCTGGGAAGCCTACAATCGCCAAGCCTGCGGGCTGCATTACATCGCCCATAAAATGCGCGAAATGGAACGCGAGCTGGCCGCGGCCAACAAGGAACGCGACGACGCACTTGCGATGCTTGGCGTCTACAAGCTCGGATGCGATGAGCAGAAGGAGCGCATCCGTCGGCTGAAGGATGCGGGAGAAGCTATGTTCCAGCAGTTCAGGCATCCCGCGCTTGTCACGCACAACTGGACCAAAGCCAAGGAGGCCAAGCCGTGACAACCTGCCCGTTCTGCGGTTCATCGCTACTTCATTCATGGCCGCCGGCGTTGTGGTTTGAGTGTGGAAGCAAGATAAACACTGCGTCGACAGATCAAAACTATCAGTCATTTGAATGCATTTGCCGTGAACGCGACAAGCTCCGCCAGGAACTCGACAAAGCCCGCGCGGAAATCCAGAGGCTGAAGGGGGAAACACCATGACCCTCCCCAACTGCCTCTTTACATCCCCGGGATGTTTTGTAGCTAAGGCCTAGCAGCGCGAGGCGTGGAAACCTAGCGAGGCAACCTACAACAAGAGATGCAACACCAATTCTCACCCACCCAGACCGGGCTACGTCGCGGACCTCTTGCCGTGAGTTTCCACCCCGGTTTGCGGTGGGTGTTTTGGTTTTGAATCATGAGAATCCGAACAGTTAAGCCCGAATTTTTTACCCACGAAGGCATCTTTGAAGCCGAGCAATCCAGCGGCCTTCCCCTTCGCTTGGCGTTTATCGGGCTATGGTGTGCCGCAGATCGCGAGGGGCGTTTCCGATGGCAACCACGCCGCCTCGGAATCCAGATTTTGCCCTACGATGACTTGGACTTTTCACGCGTGCTCGACGCGTTGACCACGCGTGGCTTTCTCGTGAAGTATCGCGTGAAAGGAGCGTCTTTTGGATGCATTCCGAGCTTCATTCGGCACCAAGTCATCAACAACAAGGAGTCAGACTCGGTTTTGCCGGACCCGAACGAAGAAACCGCCGAAAACATATCAAATCAGGCGGAAAACGACGCGTCGGCCACGCGTGAGGCACGCGTTGACCACGCGACGGCCACGCCACTTTTTCTAGATCAAGGGGAAGGGAAGGGAAGGGAAGGGAAAGGAAAGGAAGGAAACTCGGCTTCGCCGTGGCACGTTGCCCTTGGCTTGGAAATGCCGGAAGCACTCCGAACGGAACCTTGCATGGAAGCGGCAAGGCTTTGGCTCAAATACAAGTCGGAACGTCGTGAAGGCTACAAGTCAATCGGGTTGAAGACGGCACTGACGCAATGGGCTACGGAATACACGCCGGCGAATTTCCCGGCTGCCGTCAATTCGTCTGTTGCTGCAAACTACGCCGGATTGTTCCCGTCCAAGTCGAATAACCAGTCGGCCGACAAGCCCAAACCCATGTGGCAACAGATCAAAGAACTAGAAGCCCGCATCGACACGCACCCGGGAAACTGGAACTGGCTGAAATACAACTCCAAGACGGCGACCAAGGAGCAAAAGGACGAATACAAGGCGCTACTGAAGCAGCTTGAGGCAATGCAGGCCGGGCAGGAGCCGCTGCCGATGGGGGAGGGGGACATTCCGTGAGTAATGCCCGCGTCATCAATCTTCAGCCGAACCCATTGGACCGCTTGCCACCGCACTCCCTAGAAGCGGAGCAAGGTGTCCTAGGTTGCTGCCTCATTTCGCCGAATGAGTGCATCGGCCAGTCGGTTGAAGCGTTGAAGCGCGGGGAATCGGAGTTCTACGACATGCGGCATCAGACTTTGTATTCGCATTTGGTCGCCATGTGGGATGCACAACAGCCGATTGACCTCATTTCGTTCCAGCAACGGCTCAAAGACGCGGGACAACTGGAAGGAGTCGGCGGGTTGGCCTACGTGTCTCAGCTACAGGACTTCGTTCCATCTTCGGCTAATCTCGGTTACTACCTGAGCATCCTCAAAGAGAAGTCCACGTTGAGGCACTTACTCCAAGCGGCCGTTGGCATCGTCGGCAAGGTTTACGAAGCCAACGGACCCATTGATGCCTTGGTTGACGAGTCAGAGCGCGAGATCCTCAAAGTCGGCGAAGACTCAGGGGCCGGCGAGATTGAGCTAACACAGAAGGAACACGTCCGCGCGGCCATCGATGCCATCCAGCAACGGTTCGGTGGCCAGATGACCGGACTCCCTACCGGCATCCGTTCACTCGATAAGCTCACCGGCGGATTGCAGCCAAGCGACATGATCGTGATAGGTGCCAGGCCGTCGTGCGGGAAGACATCGCTCGCCGTGCAAATCGGAATGGTCGCTGCGGAGGCTGGATGTGGTGTCGGCATCTTCTCGCTTGAAATGACGGCGAGCATGCTGAACCAACGCGCGCTTGGAACCATTGCCCGCGTGAACGTCCAGAAAGGCCATTGGACCGAGGGAGACATGCGGGCAGTATCAATGGCTGCCACAAAGCTCTCCAAGCTCCCGCTCTACATTGACGACCGCTCCGGCCTCAAGATGGCGCAGATCAAAGCCAAGGCCCGGCGCTGGCATAAGAAGCACGGGATTCGGCTGCTCATCATTGATTACCTAACGCTGATTCGGCCAAGGCTAGACAAGGCTGACCGGCAAGCATCCGTCGCTGAAATCTCCAATGACATCAAAGGACTAGCCAAGGAACTGAAGGTGCCGGTGATTGCGTTGGCTCAGTTGAACCGTGACATTGAAAAGGGTAAGGAGCGGAAGCCAACGCTGAGTGACCTGAGGGAATCGGGGCAGATCGAACAAGACGCCGATGTGATTTGTTTCCTCTACAAGGAAGACCCTAACCACGAACCATCCGACGTGGTTATTCAGGTCAACCTTCTAGTCGCCAAGCAACGCAACGGCGGGCTGGATGAGATACGGCTCAGCTTTCACCGTGAAACTACACGCTTTGAAGAAGGTTCACCGATTGAGGATTGAGACATGAAAGCCAAACCAACCAAACAGCAACTCACCCGCATCAACGCACAGATCGACTCCCGCCGACGCTTCCGACTGTGGTGGGGCGAACTTGTCCGCACCATTCCCGGATACGGCTCGCCTGAGCATGAGTGCATCGCGTGGGCGGCTTGGGATGCGGGGACGAATCAACACAAGGCAACCAAGTGAGCAAACAGGAAGGCCACGCAATCGCGCGGGAAGGGGGCGCCACGGGGGGCGAGCAAGGGAAGCCGGGTGAAGGGGGCGGAACGGAGTGAAAACGCGATGGCAAGGCGATAAAACGGCAAGGAATCTTTTTTGGACCCCTTTTCCCCTTCGGGTGACGAAAGTGCATCGAGCATCCGTGACAGGCAAAAACAGTGAGAAACACAAGGATTAACGATAAAGCTCTGCCGGAGTTCGCCTCAATGCAAGCGTGCTCCGGCGCTACAGGAATCCCGATGGATGTCCTAAAGGCTGCCAAAAAGGGCGGATGCTCAGCTTTCCACGGCTCCGGCCGGGTAGACCTGGAAAAGCTCCTGCGCTGGCTGTTCCGTTCCGATCATCCAACCGAATCCGATACCGTTAACGATTGGGGCAAAGAGCTAAAGAAGTGGCAGGCCAAGCGCGCGAAGATGGAGCATGACCGGGAAGCTGGCGAACTGGTTGAGAAGGTCGCCGTGATTGAGCAAGTCCGCGAGTTGAACGCCAAGGCGCGCGCCGTGCTTCAGCGGTTGCTAGAGGTTGAGCTGCCCGCCCGATGCGCCGGCCAGGATGCGAAGGAGATTTTGCGACACAACAAAGCCGCGCTCGCTGAAGTGTGCGGGATACTTGGGAAGGCTGACGCATGAGCTTTACAATTGCCCCGTCATTTGCCGAGGCATGGCAAATGCCTCCCGACGAATCAATCCACCAATGGGCCGCGCGCAACGTGACGTTCGGAAGTTGGTCGCCGTATGAGGGAAGGTTTAACCCCGAGCTCATGCCGTGGCTGATACGCCCGATGGAAGCCATGCGGCAAGACGACCTGTGGCGCATCGTCATCGTGGCCGCGGCTGCCGGCGGCAAGAGCACGCTCGCCGAACTGTTCCTGTCGTGGCTGATCGCCCGCGCGCCGGGGCCGGTGGCGTGGAATGCTCCGACGGAAGAGGACGCCAAGGAGTTTAGCGAGACGCGCATCCAACGCTTCCTTGAAAGCTGCCCCGAGGTTGCCAAGTGGTTTCCTCAAAACCGGCACAAGAAGCGGACGAACGCGATTCTGTTTCCGCACATGAGCCTCATCATCCAAGCGGCCAATGAGGGCAACGCGCAGATGAAGCACCTACGTTACCTCATCAATGACGAGACGTGGCTATGGAAGCCAGGTATCCTAACGCAGATGCACAAGCGCACCACGCGCTTTGCCCACAACCGCAAGGTCATTGACATTTCGACGGGCTCACTAGACGGCGACGAGACGGACCAAGGGTGGAAAGACGGCACGCGCGAGGAATGGCAATTCCGCTGTGAAGCCTGCCACGGCCACCACGTTCCGCAGTTCACCTTCGGCCGAAAGGATGCGCCCGGCGGTGTGAAGTGGTCGGCCGACGCGCGACGCAAGGACGGGACGTGGGATTACCGCATCGTCATCGGGACAACGGAATACGAGTGCCCGCACTGCCAACGCCGCTACCAACCGACCGACGCGAATGCCGTCACGCTGAACCGCCACGGCTGTTACTCCACACCCAGCGCCGACGCGAATCCTGGCGTCGCTTCTTTCTCCTGGTCGGCTATGGTTTCCGACTTCCGCATTCTCCCGCAGATCGCCGTTGAACTCCTGCAAGCCAAAGAAGCCATCCGCCGCGGGACGATGGAACTGATGCGCGAAGTGACTCAGAAGCGGTTTGCTAAGGCGTGGAAGGATGAACCTGCAAATGATGTCGTGGGCACCCGCGAGAGCGATTACAACATGGGCGACCCGTGGCCCGATGAAGTCGCGCGATTCCTCACGGTTGACGTTCAACAGGCGCACTTTTGGGGAGTCATCCGCGCATGGGCAGCCGATGGCCGCTCGCGCTTGGTGTGGGCTGGACGGCTTGAAACGTGGGACGAAATCCGCGACCTGCAAAACCGCAGCGCCGTCCGCAGCGAGTTCGTGATTGTCGATTCCAGCGGGTTCACGGATCGCGTCTATTCGGCGTGCTGTCGCTGGGATTGGACCGCCATAAAAGGCGAGGAAGCGGCTGGAGGCTACCTGCTCAAAGTTGGCGAAGGTGAGGACGAAAAGAACGTCCGCGTTCCGGTGAAGGAAGCCAATGGCCGCGGCTATCCGCTCCGCCTTGAACCCGGCTCCGTGGTCACTAGTTGCGCGCTCTACCTTGTAAGCGAAGGAATGACCGCCGACAGCATGGACCTGTTCCGCAGCGGCAAGGCGGAGGGTTGGACGATTGCCCGCGACACGCCAGAGGATCACCGCCGACAGATTGCCGCGCGCGTGCGGCGCACCCGTCCAAATCCAAAGACCGGCCAGATGCAAACCGAATGGATTACCGTCGGACGGGACGGCGAGCATCTGTGGGACTGCGAACGCTACCAAATCGCGGTCGCATGGCAGGCGGGTTTGATTGGTGTCAGTGAACAGGCAAAAGCATGACCGAACTCCTAACATCCAAGGAACTCGCCGCCGCGCTCAAGCGGTCGCTGGACTACGTTTACGCCATGCGGAAGGCAGGGTTCCCGATGCCGGGAAAGCGGGCCACGCTTGCCGCGGCGTTGACATGGTTGGCGGACAATCCAAACCCGACGCGCAAGGCGAAGCCCACCAATCCCGCGAAATCGTGAACATTCGGCAACGCGCGCATTGTATTACACGTGCAATGACCGCGCAGTTGGTTCGTGGCAGCAACCACAGCCTTCCGGCGTCTGTTCCTTCGTGGCCTCTACGCAGAGGCGACCCGGCTGGGGCTTGGCTTTGAGGCTGCATTGACCGCGGCGGTCGGCGTTAATTACGCCGCCACCAAGACCGGCAAGGTCATCATCGCCACCGGGGCCGCCGGCCGGACCGTCCAATTCATGCTGCCGTCTAGCGGTGGCCTGACTCCGGTGGAGATTGGCGAACTCGTCTCCGACCTGTTCGACCTCTTTGACACCTGCTCCACCGCCCTAATTTCCGCCGGCATCACGTCGCCGACCGACGCTCAAATCTTTGCGGAGATGAAGGCGCGGTTGCAGCCGGTGACGGAATCCCGAACCGACTTCATCGGCCTCCGCGTCGGCCACGGAACCCCCGTCACGATCACCGCCGCATGAATCTACGCGCTCGCATGGCGGCAGCATGGGCGGTGATTACCAACCGTTACGAATCGGGCCAGCGTTACGACGCGGCCCGAAGCGACGTGCCCGGCTTCGTCCGCGATGCGCGCTTCGATGCCGACCAAGCCACGCGGTTGGAAATCGTCCGCAAGGCCCGCTATTTCGAGCGCAACAGCGGCATCGTCAACCGGCTGGCCGACCTGTTTGAGCAGTTCACCGTTGGGGCCAACGGGCTGCAATTCATCCCGGCGAGTTCGGACGAGGAATGGAATGGCCGCGCCCGCGAGTGGTGGACCGGCTGGGAGCGTGTCTGTGACATCGCCAGCCTGCACCCGTTCGGATCCCTACAAAGCCTCTGCGCCCGCCTCTGGTTCGTTGACGGGGAAGTGTTCCTGCTCAAGACCTACGGCGAGGAAGTCACGGTTGACGGGCGGACCATTCGCCGGCCGCGGGTTCAACTCATCGAATCCCATCGCGTCGCCACACCGCGGGACTTGGCCAAGGGATTGGTGGTCATTGACGGCATCGAGCTAAACGCCAAGGGGCGACCCGTCGCCTACTACGTCCGCACCGCCTTCGATGGCGACAAGTTCGAGCGCATCGAGGCGCCGAGCATCCTGCACATCTTCGAGCCTTCGCGCGCCGGACAATACCGCGGACTGCCGATGCTATACCCGGTGTTGAATGACCTGCACGACCTGGATGACCTCCAGATGTTGCAGATGCGAAAGAGCAAGGACGCCGCGGACATCACCAACGTCTTCAAGACCAAGACCGGCGAACTGCCGGCCAACGGGCTGGAAGCGCAACGGTTCACGATCAATCGGGCGACCAACGCCAACGTCGAGACGCTCGAAACGCGGACCGACTACATCCGCAAGGCGTCCGGCGGCGGGCGAACAATTGCCATCCGCACTGACGAGACGCTTGAGCAAAATCGCAGCGACACGCCGAGCATCGCGGACCAAGCGCATTGGGATTACGTCCTAAGCAAGATTTGCGCGGGCGTTGGCATCTCCAAGCTGCTGGTGATGCCGTTCTCATTGCAAGGCACCGTTACGCGCGCCGACCTCGACACCGCGGCTGTTTTCTTCCGCAGCCGCAGCGCCGTCTTGGCCTCCGCTTTCGAGAGCATCTACCGCTGGTGCATGGAGTGGGCAGTCTATTCAAACGCCAACAACCTCGGCGACCCGCCCGCTGATTTCCTCCGCGTCACCGTGCGCCCGCCTCGCTCCGTCAACGTGGACGTGGGCCGCAACTCCGCTGCGCTGATTAACGAATACCGCGCCGGCTGGCTAACGCTTGAAGGCATCTGCGGCGCGCTCGGTGAAGACTGGCGCGAAATCCTGCGGCAGCGCGCGAAGGAGCGGAAGGTTGCCGGAGAAATCGAAGCCGAGTTTGAGATTCCAAACGGGTCGCTAATCGAAGCCGCGCTTGAGGCAATCCAGCAAGAGGCAGCAACCAATCCTCCGCAACCCGCAGCCGTTCCAGCATGAAAACCTGTTTCACTTTCAAAGCGTCCGCCGATGAATCCGCCCCGGCGGAAATCCTGATCTATGACCAGATTGGGCGCGACTTTTGGAGCGGTGAGGGCGTGGTGGCCAAGGAGTTTGCGCAGGAGTTGGCCAAGATTCCGGCCGGTCGCCAAATCACGGTCGGCATCAACTCGCCCGGCGGTTCCGTTCACGATGGGCTTGCCATCTACAACCTGCTTTCCGCGCGACGCAACCAAGTAACGTGCCGCATCGACGGACTCGCGGCCAGCATCGCGTCCATCATCGCGTTAGCCGGTAGCAAACTGGTCATGCCCGCAAGCGCGCTGCTGATGATTCATGACCCGTCCGGCATGTGCATGGGCACCGCTGACGAAATGCGCGAGATGGCGACGGCTCTGGAAAAGCACAAAGAGGCGCTGGTCAACGTATACGAGGAAAAGACCAAGAAGCCGCGCGCCGAAATTGAGCAGGCGATGAAAGACGAGACGTGGTTCACCGCTTCTGACGCCAAGGCGTTCGGCCTGGTGGACGACGTGACCGCCGAAGTCGCGGCCAGTAACACCTTTGACCTTTCGCAATTCCGGCGAGTGCCGGCGTCGCTGAAAAACCAAACCAAACCGCCCGCGCCGAATGAAAGCGGGGCAACCACAAGCATCATGAATCGAACCGAGATGATTGCCCTGGCAACCGCGCTGGGCATCAAGATCGACAACGCCGCCACCGACGAACAGTTGAAGGCCGCGTTGCTCGCCCACAAACCCGCCGCGCCAGCCGCGCCGGAAAACCTCACCGCCGAAGACGTGA